GCAGAAGGAAGACCAATCGTTACAGTTTGACTTGAAGCAGATGTTTCAATTTCGCTTGCAGTACCTGCAATAGTCAGAGATTGTGAATCAAGATCTACAGCACCAGTTCCAGAATCTGCAGCAACATCAAGATCTTGAGCGGTTACTTGAGAATCGACATATGCTTTAATTGCTTTCGCTGATGCAAGACTATCATCAGAAGCAGAAACAGTGGCAAGATCGGTGTCAACCGATGTAATTGCAGTTCCGCTACCAAATATAGTATTGGTTATTGTTGCATTCGTAACTGTAGCTGCTGTAGCAACATTAATATTATCTAACTCAACAACACCAGCAATATCGTGTGTTGCTCCATTGACATCCAGAGAACTTGTTACTGTAAGAATGCCAGCAATAGTAACATCATCGGGTAGACCAACCGTTACAGTTCCATTTGATCTAGAGACATTAACCTCGGCATCAGTTCCAGCAATCGTAAGAACAGCACCACTAGCACTATCAGCAAGAGTTACATTTCCAGATGAAACTGCAAAATCTCCATTATCAAATGATGCAACACCTTTGTTAGAATCAGAAGCATCTTCTGCAGAAATAGTAACAGTATTATTTGTAACTGCGGTATCAATACTTTCTCCACCAGTAAATGTTAAAGTATCTGTGAGAAGAGCAACAGTGTCTGTACCACTGTCGCCAGCCATGCTTAAGTTTGCAGCCGCATCAATAAAGGAAAGAGTTCCTGAACCATTTGTTGAAAGAACTTGTCCACTGGAACCATCAGTTCCAGGCATTGTATAAGTAACAATGCCCGCAAGACTATCGGGTGCCTTGATGGTAACGAAAGATGCTCCGTTATCAGTTCCTTCAACTAAATTAACACCACTACCAACACTATTGGTATTAACTGACCAGTATCTTCCAGATCCTACAAATTGATTATTGTTACTTGTGGAGTCGATGCCAACGTAAAGATCATAAGCATCGGTAGTAAAGCCGGGTTCACCTACCCTGAGACCAGGGAGATTTGCGAGGAGGCCTCTCTTAAACTGAATTACGGGAGCCGCCATCTGTTCTACACATTCTTGTTTTTATTATTTAGATTATTTAAAAAGTTCCACCATCTAAATCTATGTTAGAACCTCTAGTTAGATCTGTATCAAGAGAATCAATAAATGCATCGGGCAATCCAGGAGACTCTGGTTCTGTTGCGGCAGCAGAAAGTATTTCATCAACGTTAACTGCCTCATATTTTCCAGTCACAGAATTATACATAATCACCGACTTATCTTTAACCCCTGTTGCATCAAAATCCTCAAGATCTGCAAATTCTGCCGGCACTTGAATCCCCCCTTGAATAGTCGCAACTTTTATTTTTTGGTTTTCAGGTTTTAATCTGACAGTAAGTGCGCTTTGACTTGCTAAAGATACATTCATGTCGATACCGTGTCTACTATCATAACTGTGCCTTCAAAGGCTTTTGTGATTGCCCCTGTTGATTTTGTAATAATAACATCATAGAAACTTCTCCCAGAACTCAATTCTGATGTTATTGAAGATGCCATTGATATTTTTATTTCGCCAGTTGATGCTGTAACAGTTGTTGAAAATGATTTTGAGCTAGAAGCTGCTGGCCATTTTTTTATTTTGGCAGTAGCAGTATAGTTATTCAATTCAAAAACTGAACCATCACTATTTGTTACATTAAATGTTGCCTCAAAAGTAGTTCCTTTTTCAATTTTTAAATTAACTACTGGTACTGACATGAATCTTATTTACTTTTAATTATTTAGTTTCTTCCTGGTTTTTATTTTGTTTTAGTAACTTTGATAATTCTGCAGTAGAACCAACAAACAATGCATTAGTAACATTCGTTGGGCCCTTGGCAACTGTTTCTTCTTCAACGTCTTTGAGTTTCTTCTGCAGTTCCATCAACTTATCAGTTGCGTCTGCAACGTTTTTTATTAACTGGCCTGCAACTTCATATGCTCTAGGCATCTCACTCTCTTGAGCGAGTTCAAGAATGCCGTTGATTGCCTCTTGTCCCTTTTCAATAATAGAGTATAGATTACCTCTAGTATATTCATAATCCTTCTTGACATCATCCATAGAAGATGCCGAAGTCGGAATAAGTTTTGGCATGTCTTTTACTGGTTCTGAGGATACGATGTCCCCTTCAACATCAAAAGTTTCATTGAGTTCATCAAATTGTTTCTTCATTTTCATTACCCTATCAGATATAATCTACGCTGAAACCAAAGTCGTCGCCTGCCTCAATGAGAGAATCATCCGCATCCGTAATAGACTTGACAGATTCTCCTCTGAGGTGCTTCGTAGCAGTTGTTTCATCTTGAGCTCTCTTGACCTTGATACTTTCGTCAGTAATATTTGTGATGTATACTGACTCTCCTTCAATCTCAACATAGGTCTCTGCAGTAAATGCTGTTGGATCATCGACCTTAATGATTGTTGTATTGATATCAATATCGTCAGTGAGGTTGGAAAGAACTGTGCCTGTGTAATTCTTGATTGCTCTTGGTGTAACTCTGTATGTGAGGTCTCTATTGTATTCTGCACCGCCTGTAGAACCAGCAACATATCCGATCTTGACACTCTTGATAATATCGCTGCTTGCAGAAGCAACAGGACCGTAGAGATATGTCTTAGCAGAAAATCTCAGAGTGTAGATGAGTGCTCTCCTTGTAGAGAAGTCTCCTTCATAGTCGTCATTCATATCAATACTGTTGAGAACGACTGGAACATCTTTCTTCTCACCAATCGTATCTACAAGATTGAGAGTCATCGTATAATGTGGTTGGAAATATGGCAGAATCTGTTCGACAATCTGCAGCATATCATCATTCAACTTGGTAAAGATTGCCAGTTCAAAATTCATATTATATGGTACTGGGGTATAGACTTTTTGAATTTGAGTTGGGTCTGATACCAAACCTTTCTTGAAAGTCTGAGTCTGCTGCAACTTTCTGGTGGGATCATAATCGAGTCCAATAAATTCAAATGACATTCTAGGTAATGTCAAAGAAGTAGACTTGTTTAAATCTGGTTGTTGATTTAATCTTGCTAAAAACTTTTGTGTAGGACCATACGCCAAAGGAACCCTAAAGTCGTTTATAGTATTACCAGAAGCATTCTCCTGTTTGATTGAAATTTCATTAAACAGAGAACCGAATGATATAATGGTTCTCCTAAAAATTTCGTTGTAAAAATACTCAAACATCGTTTTGGTTCTTGTTTAACAATTATTTAGGGTCAAGGTGTACCAAACGGATTTATTTCGGTAAAATCGATGATGTTATCTGCTGCATTTTCGATTTCCTGGTTGGAGGTAAATCCAGTTTCAGGTAAAGTTGTATTCCTGAGTGTATACCTTGCAGAAGATGCCGACCCGACGATATTCTCCCCAACTGTAAAGTCTCCAGTTGCTCTGAATACTTCTAACTCACTTGTAGGAGAATTCCAAGAGACAACAACTGCTGTAACTCCTGAAGAAGAACCTGTAACGGTTTCATTCTTCTGATAGGTTCCAACACCGACCAGGTTTGGTGCTCCAATTGTAATTGTAGGTACAGCAGTATAACCCAGACCAGAGTTTGTAAAGTTAATGGCACTAATTGTTCCTGTGGTACTAACAACAGCAGTAGCAGCGGCCGATACTATAGATGATCCACTAAAGGTAATCGTAGGTGGTAGTGATTGAATATAACCAGAACCGCCGTTTGTTACAGATATAATACCACTAACAACGCCACTGCCAATACCAGCAGTTGCTGCTGCCCCTACTCCATCACCAATAAATCTAATTCCGGGTGCTAGAGTATATCCACATCCAGGATTAATTATATCAACTTTTTGAACAGAGCGTGCCACTGGGTTGACATTCAATTCACAAGCAACAATATTTGCAATTCTTGTAGCGGTTGCAACACCCGTCGTTTCTCCATCCGGTGCAGAGGAAATACCAACTCTTGGATTATATGTATATCCTCCACCTCTATTAGTTATATTGATATATGAAATACCACCGTCACAAATCCTAAGGGCTTCAGCAGTTGCTGTAGTTCCTATTCCAATAAGATTTAGAGTTCTTGTAATTGCAAGTCCTTCTACAACCCCATCACCGTCTTCATCGACAAGATTGCTAGTAATAGTATCATCAATTTCATCAACCTCAGTATTGATAACTTCATTACCATATCTGAACATTTCACACTTCAGAGTGTACACATATCCTTTCTGCAATTGATAGAAAGGTTTTTCATGTTCTACAAATTTAATTTCAAAAAGTCTATCTCCCAGAGGAAAATACACTAAATCGCCTTCTTTTGGTCTTGATGATAATTTAGCACCATCTTTCGGTCTCATCAAAGAAGAGATATATAGATCAAATCTCTCTTTAGAAATTGTAAGTGTTATTTCTTGGGTGGATTGAATACCAAACTTTGAAAGAATAGTTGTCTGATCACCATATCCCTCAAAGTTCTCTACATATGCTTCAATAGGGTATGCATCATTGAATTGGGATTCAATAACCTCTCTAATGACAGTCTTTTCCGTGACAAATTTTCTAGGCATATAATGAACTTCAACTCCATACATTCGGAGTTGTTCATTAATTAAATCCTGAATCAGATTTTGTTCTGTTGAAGAACCTTGAAGAAAGAATGGATTTAATGGCATATTATCAACCGATCATATCAAGAGGTGGAAGCTCATAAGTATTGGACATAATTTCCATAATACTCTCTAGATCTTTTTGTGCATCATCATACATTTGTCTACCATTAAGTTCTACTCCACCTGGAAGTTTAACTCCAGTAAATTTCATCATATTCATACCCCATTGTCTCTTGATAAGTGCAGTTAGGTATTTTTTTAAGAATGAGTCATTATAAACTCTTGCAAAATCATTTGGATCCAAAAGTCTCCAACAATCTAGAACAATATATTCGTCTAATGACACATTTCCCCAATCAACATCCAAATACAATCTATCCTGTCTTTGATTGAATCTTACTTGCTTCTCATTATTTAATAAAAAATCAATATCAGAAAGATATGTTTTTGTCATTGCATATGACAACATCTCCATAGAATTGAAGAAGTATATATCATTCAAAAACATTTGATATTTTAAACTAAACATTCCCCCAGATATAGTGCTACTGTCAAATCTAAAAATTTTATTGATTCCTATTACTGAAGGGGGGACTTGAATAAAATTACTAGTTTCTTCGTAAGAAAAAGTAGATGTAATTCCAACAGTAGAAGTTGCTGTAGTAGTTACAATTCCTATTGGATTAGTTCCACCTCTACCTCTTCCCCTATCAATATCATCTTGGGTTATTTTATATTTTAAATATGTTTGAACTACTCCATCAAAATGCCTTTCGTGAAAATACTGAAGAGCATCATCCACAAGATCATCAATTTGCTCATCGGCTACATTGATTTCAAGAACAGGATATCCAAGTTGTCTTTTGCAGTAGTCTACCAACTCCTGCCTAGTGGATGGTTGTGCCATTTACACGCTTACTCCTTATATTGATATTTAGTCTTGTTTTCTTGCCAGATCTAGGAGAAGAGACTTAATTTCATACAAATCATTTTTAATGCCATTCACATCAGTTTCAAGTTTTTCAACTCTCTCTGATTTTGATGCATTTTTCTTTTTTGCTTTCATATACTCTTCATACTCAGCCTTGCTAGTGTTGAGTATGGCTCCAGTGCTGGGATCCCTGACTAAACTCAGGGAATCCTTTACTTTTACATATTCTTTCATAATTACGCAAGAGCAATAACTCTAAGATCTCTAAGTGATGGTGGATATGATTGACTTGTGGAAGTCAATACAAGTTTGATTCTGAAGTGTTTGAAAGTAGGCAGATTATCTCTTGTAAAGGTAAAATCCTGATAAGAGTCGTTATCTGCATTCTGAATCAGTTGAACAAAGGTATCAGATTTTCCGTTGCAATCTTGGAGATTAATGATCTGTCCTCTGTTGTTCAGATTATCGAATCCAGGGAATGGAGCAAAGATAGGATCAAATCCTGCATCATTGCCAATTGCATAAAATGCTCTGATGTCAGTGTATGGGTTTTGATGTGTGGCAGTGATAATCTTGATAGTAGTCGCTGCGTTCTCAAGACCCATCTCCTTAGAAATATATTGGAAAGCAGAAGGATCTCCCTCGATTCCAGATACTCTAGGATCAATTGCAAAATCTTGAATAATATTGTTGACTCTATTAGAAGTCAAAATTGCACTAACTCTCTGTGCGTCAATTACAGGGGACAGACGTGTATCAATTGTTGCCATCTGAATACTCATGTTCAATGCTTTATTTCCTGGGAGATTCGTCAGTAAGTTAGATGAGTTGATATCTGAAGTAACTACCCTTGGAGAAGACAAGTAATTTGGTTTGTTGAGTGAGATTGACTCAAATCCATTATCAAGGAACGGAAGTTCATTTCCACTCAAACTCTTACCAGTTACTGTTCTAAGAGTTGCTGCTATGTTAGTTCCTTCAGGAGTAACATTCTGAACAATAGGGGTAATAATTTCAAATGGCATGTTCTGTGTTGCCTTAATTTTAAATCCACCAGTAGATTTGTTCTCCTTAGTGAAGAGTTTTGGCCATCCAGTTGCAGCAGTTCTATCTGCGCCATTAGTGCTCATATCAATCTTAAGGTTATAATGATCATATCCAATAGAATTATCAACATTAGAATCTGCAAGTTCGTGAGACTTATTAATTCTCCTCAAAGATACACCATTAAGTTCATATCTGTAAACAGGAGTTCCGACTGGATAATTTTTAGACTCATTTCCTCTAGTAATAGATCCGCCAATATTACCACCGGTTGCAGTCGTATAGCCAACAATCTCATCTCCAATCAGAAGATAACCAACATTAGTAGTTCCAACTCCAACGTTCTCAAACTGTTGGAATACTGCTGCATTATCAACAGTAAGTGATCCAGTAGAATCTGCTGTATAAGCAGCAGTCAATTTGGTCGGTTTTGTATCTGGCATAACTCCAGAAATGTTGACCGTATTGCTAGAGTCATACATTCCATGGTTTTTGTGGTTAACCCTAATGTGGAGACCATCATGTGAGGTTTCAACATCAGTTGGTCTAAGATAAGGACCAACACCCATTCCAGCATAGTTTAGAGTAGTTGTAATTCCAGAATTGTTGATAAACTGGAGAGTATTACCAACACCAGTGAGGAAATCACCCTGAACATTGTCAAGAATCAGTTCGCTGCTGCTTCCGATAGACGTTACAGAAAGTCTGACCCCAGATCCAAGATTATTAGTTCCGATAGTTGTAATCCCCAGAACATCGCCAACTTGATATCCAGAACCACCACCAGCAGTATTCGTGATCGTTGCAAATCCAATAGTTCCATTAGCAGTAACCTGAACATTTGCAGATGCATTTCTACCCTGTCCAGTTACTGTTGTTAGTGCAACATCAGTGTAAGTGAATGGGCCAGTATAACCAATACCTGCATTAATAACGTTCATGCTACCAACAACAGTTCCTGCAGTACCAACAAAGTTAGCAATTGCATCAGAACCAATCTGAATGACAGTATTACCAAAACTCAGGTCGGGATCATTGAATGATGATGAAAGGCCAACTCTAATTCTCTTAGACTTCATTTCTAAAGAGTCTTGGAGAAGAGTAGCAACTTGTCCATTACCTTCCTTGAGTTGTGGGTTGTAGAACTCTATAGAACCATTCTCAATAAAGTCTGCTCTGTAGAGAGTAAACTTAAGATCTTCCCATTGACTTGGTTCCCAAGTAGATGCGTTCTGTGACTTAAACAGAGAACCAAGATATGGTTGGTTAGATATAAAAGTATCATTAAGCAAATCATTCTCACCGACTCTTGAGATGTATACACTATACTTGGTCGAATTTGAAGCCACACAGATGGCATAGTCTGTTCCTTGACCTTCAAGATAGACAGGTGCTTTGAATTCAAAGGTAGTAGCAACTGATCCATCAGCAGAGAGATTAATCTGATCGGGATCTAGAGTTACTTCAGAGAAGGGAAGAATCTTCTGAGTAGGTAAACCATTGTTCATGGTTCTGAGTTGCAGAGTCACAGGAACATCTGCGTCATCTTTAGATCTGAAGAAAATATCGCACTTAGTCAGATAGACTCCAGTATCATCATCAACCAAGAAAGATTGCGCCAGAGGGTCGTACCAGTAGTTAACTACTTGAGTGACACTGCGCTGACTGACAACTCTACTTGATACTAATTGTGTACCAGTTGTTCTTGCAACTGCCTGCTCTGCAAATTCAAGTTTGTTCTGAATTCTAGCATTTCTGACAGAAACAATGTTTTCCTGAACAGACTCAATAGTTCCACTTGAAATGTAACCCTCTTCTGCAATGGTAGTTGCAGTTTCTTGATTATTTGTGCTGCTGTTTACAAACGTAAGAATTCTTGTTCCAGCTTCAAATCTTGGATTTGTAGTTACATTTGGATCAGGAATAAAGAAACTTCCTTGGAGATGTGATCCAATATCAGAGATCAGTTTAATGTCAGTAATCGTTGCCTGAGCACCACTAGTCTTACCAACCAGAGTCATATTTCTTTCAGCATAACCGAAGAAATCGCCCTGAGGTTGATTTGCCAGAGAGAAAGTATCTATGTTCAGGACAGTCGAAGTGGAAGAGTAAGTCTCTGCCATTGGTTGGTTGTCATATGGATTCTGACGATAAACTCTATCAGGAGAATCATATGGACCTTCTTTATGGTTTACCTGAGCAACTCTGAAGGTGATTCTTGCAGAGTTGGCGTTAACTGGACCAGTTCCTGCGTTGATTACACTACCAACAACAGTTTCTCCAACTTCAAAGGTTCCTGAAGTCATTGAAATCTCAAGTAACTTAGGAGTACAGAACTTGGTTACGTTAGCGTTGTCAAAGAATGCATACAATTTCGTAAGAGGTTTGAGTTTCTTCGCTTCAAATTTAATATTTCTAGATCTCATATAAGGAACGACATTCCTACTTACAACTCTATCTCCAACAGAAGTTCTATCAAATTGTTCTGTAACAATAGTTCTATTGCCAGTTCTGGACATGACTCCAGTGTCTCTTACCTCTCTAAAGGTATCTTCAACAACATCAGCATTAACTTGTCTTGTCCAAGACCTAAATACGGACCTACCACCAGGGCCTTGCACATTAACACTTCTTGCTGGGTTGTTTGTTCTGGTTCTTGTAGTCTCAACTACGTCTCTACCAGTCCAGTTAGTTTCCCAAGCATTCCAGATAGTTGGAGCAAATCCAGTCTGAGGATCGATACCCTGCTCTTCAACTGCCTTTGCCATAACGTTTTCGTAGTCACCCTCAACGTCAATAATCTTCGCTTCGAGTCTTACCGTATCAACCCAAGTATCAGTCGCTGGAGTCAGTTCAAGAGATCCTTGCCAAAAACTTGCGAGGAAAGGAGTTACACTTTCAACTCTAGTAGCAAAACTTTGCCTCAACCACTCAACTTCAGCATAATCAAGAGTGATAATATCGTTAGACTTTCTAATGTTGACGCCTTCGGGTTGTGCAGTCAAAAGGTCAGCAGAAGCATCTACATTAACAACTGGACCTTGAATCAGGTCAATAGCATTTGTATAGTGCTGAGGTCTCAGAACTTTGAATTCTGGATCTAGACTATTTCTAAATGAAACTGATTCTTCTTGAGTATTCAGAGAAGTGAAGTTATCTACAAAAAATCCAGACTTGAATCTATTGAGACCATCTCCATCAGGAATGAAGAAGTTTGCAGTATTAGTCTCAAGCAAAGACAATGCCGTATAATATTCAAGACTTCTTATTCTATTCTCAAGATTTTTGATATCGACCATGCGATATCTCTTATGCTGCAAGAAGTCCAATTTAATCTGAGACATATCATATAGATATGGTGGCAAAGTTACGGTTGCAACTTCAATGGCATCGTCAACAGCAAGAGGTCTTTCTAGTTTTTCTGAAGCAACTCCATATTGAACTTGGAACTTACCATCTTGGTTCAGGAAGATTCTATCGATTCTTGGAAGATAGTATGAGAATGATATATCGAAAGAATCATCTGAAGAAAGGATGCTGGTAGAATTGCCTGTCCCGTTGAATGATCTTCCATAGAATTCAAATGGAGATCTTGCACCCTCAGTTACAGTGTAATCGCTGGTTTTTGGTCTGATATCAATAATATCCGTATTTCTATGACCATCGATCGCTCTGATATCTTTTACATAGTCAAAATCGCTATAAGAATTTGTGGTAACGATATCGCCATCATCTGCTGCATCAAAGAAACCATTAGTAAAGTATACTTTAAGTTGTCTAGTTGGAGCAACAATACCTTCTTTTCTTACAAGAGAAGAACCACCATAGAAAGATCCTCTTTGACCAGTGCTAAACTTATAATCTTTAGATACATTAAAACTTGGTTCGGTCACAACAGAAACAGTTCCGTCAATGACAGTCTCGTCAAATCTAATCGTTTCTCCTTCAATCAGCGCATTAGTATTCTTGGGAATATAAGAAATTTTGGTATCAGTTAGTTTCCTGTCTCTTATACACATCTCCGAGCCCACGAGACGTAGAGGAAACTCGTATGCCGTC